AAGAATAAAGCTGGGGTAATAGCTAGTGAGGTTATAACTAACCCAAACATTACTCCTCGCCAACACATGATTGCCCAGAATAAAGCCAAGATAAAAGACACGGCTAAAAGTGGGCAATTGCTAAGCACTCACACAAACCCAACTACCGATCCAGTCATAAGCGCGTTTAAGTCCGCTAAAGATGCCGTAGCATACATATCACGTTATGGAACTGTTTTTGAAAAAACGCTAGTGAGGATGCTAAAACCCTTTATTGGTGAAATTACTATAGTCATAGTTCGTGACCCCCAAACGGACATAAAAGATCCTGAACTTAGGCATGAATTTACTAAAGGTAATGGCGCTGCTGGTATGTATGCTGAAACCAGCAAGGGTGGGGTTATATACCTAGATGCTATTAGTGGCCTTAATAATACTGTGTTACTCCATGAGATGCTGCATGGGGCTACCATGTCCAAGATCAATTCGTATCTTAAGGATCACAATTCTGTAGATAAGAAAACCAGAGATGCAATATACGATCTCATGGAGCTTATGGACAGGGCGGGTGAGTACTACAAACTACTGAACAGCGAAGGCAGGGTTCCTCCAGCTATACAGATACTGGCAAAAGAAAATGGTGCGGATGTATTCAATGACCTCAAGGAGTTTATATCCTACGGGCTAACCCAGCCTGAGATGCAAGAGTTCTTAATGAGTGCACCGGGTAGATACAAGACTGATACATTCATTAACTCCTTTGTGCAGAGTATCCGCAATCTATTTAACATGGGCCCGCAGTATAAGTCTGCATTTCATGACCTAATAATAGTAACGAACAAGATAGCAGGGGCTCCTAAGTTCACAGAGAAAACTACTCCTTCAGTAGCATTGGCTAAGAAACCCAAGAAGGTAAAAGTAAACAAGCTCTCAGAGAAACTTGAAAAGTCACAGACTTATACATATCTAAATGCAAGTATCGGTGAGTTAATAAGAAAGACTAGAAATTCTAAGGATGCAATCCGACTGCTCAAAGCGGTGGGGGATTCTCTTAAAGTAGGTTCTATTCGCGCTATCCTGCCTACACTAACTACACAAGATATAGGCCGTTGGGTAGGGGATAAGATCGTTAACATAAATAAGGTTAATGATGCCGTGCAGGAAATGGCGGGTATGCGCTCTAGGATGATTAGAGAACTAGCAGAGCAAGTGCCAGCATGGGTAAAATTTAATAAGAAGTCAGAAGAAGGTGGCAAACTGCTAGGCGACGTTATGAACGCAGCTACGTTGCAACAAGTAGATCCTGCTAAATATAAGACTCTTGCCGAGGCCCTACAGAATGATGCTGAATTAAAGCAACTAGAACAAGCCCATGCAGACCCGACGCTTAGTGGAAAAGAAAAGATAGCAGCGAGTGGACGGGTAACTAAACGTAAGAATAGGATCTCCTATGTGTACACCCTATGGGATCGTCTGGGTAAAATTGCTAAGGGTAAGGGCCAAGATGTATACAGGATGGCACGGGATAAGTACGAAGAAACATTCCGCCTACATGAGCAGCTACTAACCGATAAGATAGCATCATCTAATGTGCCCGGGGATATTAACGATGCCTCTACCCCCAAAGGCAAATTGATGGCATCTATTGCCAAGACATTCCAAGATGCTAAGAAGCTAGGTATCTACTTTCCATTAATGCGTTACGGTAACTTCTGGTTCCGTGTAGGTAAGGGGCAATCCGGTGAGTTCTATATGTTCCAATCTGCGGCGGCGCGTAATAACGCTGTGGACAAACGGGTAGAGGAACTGAAAAAGGCTGGAGACAAGCGCACCAAAGAAAAGATGGTAGAGGATTTGACGCTTGATTTTGGGGACAACCTAAGACAGATGCGGGCTGAAGTTGTTGAGTCTAGCCAGATGCTGAAGGGCATCTTTGAGATGCTGGATACAAACAAGCTCACAGATATTGAAGCGCTAAAAGATGAAGTCTATCAGATGTATCTAATGACGCTGCCTGAGAAAGACATGCGCCGTAGGTTTACACATCGCCAAGGTAAGACTGGGTTTAGTGCTGATGTGCTGCGTAACTTTATAACCTCCCAGCATACTGCGGCTAATCAGTTATCCCGGCTTGCGTACTCAGATAAGATACGTAATGCTTTGGGTAGTGCTTACGCTGAACTAGCAGGTAACCCAGACAAGCTACGCCTTAATGCTTTTATAGACGAGATAGCACTACGTGCTGGGGCTGAGCTGATGCCTCAAGTACCCGGGGAGTTTAATCTAGACTCATTAGCAAGTTTTGGTAACCAAGCAGTGTTCTACTATATGTTAACCGCCCCTAAGTCTGCGCTGGTTCAAATGACGCAGTTGCCTATAGTGGGGCTACCTGTGTTACAGGCAGAGTATGGGGTTGCTGAAGCATCTAAGACTTTTGCACGATACTCATTCCTGTTTAACAAACTTGGTACTAGCAAGAAAGATGCAAATGGGAATGTGATAACAAACTGGGGTCAACCATCTATCAATGACTCTAGCTACATTAATAAGCACCCAGACCCAGTGTATCGTAAGGCACTAAAGACGGCGTGGGAAACGGCTAATAACCGTGATATTTTCATGTCCACGTATGCAGCCGATATGACCTCGAGAGCAAGAACTCCTACAGCGGAGTATGAAGGGTGGATACATAAAGGCTTCAGAACAACCTTTAATTTTATGGGTGGGGCTTTCCATCACCTAGAGCGCATATCCCGTGAAACAATGTACATGGCTTCGTTTGAGCTTGAGTTTGCCAAACTTAAGAAGGAAGGAGTATCTGACGCAGAGGCTACTAAACAGGGCATAAAGAAAGCTACTGAGCTAGTGTACGATGCCCTATTCAACTACACGCAGTACAACAAGCCCCGGTTTATGAAGACCCCTGCTACTAGATTAGCAACGCAGTTTATGACATACCCGCTGCAAATGACGTCCTACTTAACACGTAACTTTGTCAATATGCTCCGTAAGCTACCAGCTAAAGATAGGAAAGATGCGGCGGTTAAGTTCTTCGGAACACTAGGTATGACTGGGCTATTCTCAGGAGTAGTTGGGTTGCCACTATATAGCGTTATTATGGGTGCGGCTGAAGGTGTACGGGAGCTTATGCGCCCAGATATGGAAGGCGATGATGAAGATGAATACTATGATGACGATGATGAAGGTAATCCGCTGGGTAAACGTAGCCTAGACTTATGGTTTCGTGAGTCGTTCATACCAGATTTCTTTGGTGAAGGTAGTAGTCTAGCAAAGGCTTTAGGGCTAACCGATGAACAAGCGTTAATGCTGCAACGTAGTGTGAAGATGGGTCCTATTTCTGCGCTTACTGACTTAAACATAGGCGCATCGACTTCGCTTAATAACCTGTGGTTTACAGAAGATGCCCCTGCGGAAAACTCTAAGGGTGCGTTCCAAGACATGGTGTTTAACACATTGACTGGGCCTTTTGGTGGGATGGGTGAACAGATAGCTGGGGCTTTTGATGACTGGAACAGTGGACATGTCAACCGAGCAGTAGAAAAGGGACTCCCTGCGTTCTTCCGTGGTGCTGCAACTGCCTACCGTCTACGCAGTGAAGGACTTCAAACACGTGAAGGGGATGAAATTAGGGACCCCGAATGGTATACAACTGCTAAGTTAGCAGCACAAACCTTGGGGTTCCACAGTACTGAGACTGCAGAGATACAGAAGAAGAACTTCATTGCTCAACGGATGTTAAAGGGGATTGAGAAAGACAGAAAAGAAGCCCTTGATAAACTGGACCTCGCTATTCGACGGTATGAGGCAGATGATACCGATGATAATGAAGAAGCTATTGAGGCTCGACTTAAAGATATTGACGTTTACAACTACAAGAATAGCGCCCTACCAATTGAGGATAGTACGATAGATGCGTCGCTTAAGAATCGTGCCGACCGTCGTGAAGAAGGTATTGAGGGGTTGGCAGTCCCTCGTAGGCATCTAGATATAATAGAGCCGTTGCTAGAGAAGTCTAGAGTAGGCCAGAAATAAAAAACCCCCCGGTGTTTAGTCGGGGGGCAAGGGGCACTACCAAGACTTGTAGTATATCACATCCTCCATACCCTTAAGCCGCGTATACCCCCTTCAATAACCACCTTGGTTAGCACCTTTATCTTCAGCCTATTTGTGGTGCAAAGTAATTCTAGCTTAGCATTAGCACAGTTTAGGCAAGGGATAAAGATCGAATACCCCCTCCTAAACTTCTTCCACTTAACGTCGTAGCTAACTCTGTCCACCAACATCTTCAACCTCAGCAGGAACTAAACCCTCTAAGCCTATGAAATCAGGGTTTTCACAGTTAAACACTATACAACGTACCCCCGGGGCTACTATCTTTGTGCCCTTAGCCAGTCGCTTAGTCTCAGAACCTAATACTATCCCCTTCTTAACCAACTGGTTATACGTTTCTTTGTAGTTAATTTGTATCTTTACACAGTCGCTCTTGAAGCTACTAGCGGATATGAACATTTTCTTAGTGTCTGGCTCATACCTGATAAGCAAGTCGCTCTTGGGTTCAAGCACTGGGAACGAAGGCAGTTTAGACCTAGCGTCTACTCCGTTGTTTACCACTAGGATGTTCTGCATATGGCGGTTGATGTAGTCAGCTACAACCAATACGGCGTTGTCTGCATGTGGGGCTACTTCCTCCCGTACACCCAGTATCATCGCAGTTGCTGCCATGTATATCGCCTTCATGTCCCAGTCTAACAATTTAAGCTTTTTAGCAATCAAACCACCAGTTATATTAGCTGCTAGGGCTGCTGACCATATACGCTCACGTTGCGTTAGCTTCAACTCTAGGTCTAACTTTGCTTGGATGCTGATACAAGTAGCCTTGGCTTCCTCTAAGTTATTGACCAGCCACTCGGCGTATATTTCCCCAGCGTGCCCGTAGTTCTGCTTCAACTGGTGGTCAAACATCTGCTTGGCAAAAGACTTCTCCAATGTATCGGTGTAGTCTATCTTGTACTCTATTAGCCGCATCATCTCACCGTCGGCACTGTTCTTCATAGCGGTCATCTTCTCTACAAAGCTGGCATTAGAACTAGCCAGAGATATAGATTGCCATGAGGTCAAGTTAAGACGCAGTTCGTTAGTTGATGCCTTAACCCTATCCTTACCCCGCCCCTGAGACATGCTATATGCTAGGGTAGAGAAGTCAGCCGGGGTCATGTTGGTCATTTCGTCTACCGTGTTAGGTAGGTTGTTCATCACCCCTAGCCGCATGATCTTGGCATTAAGGGTGTCATTCCACATAGACCCTAACCTGTCAGGGTTGCCATATACACTGTTGCACATATGTAGAATCGTGGTTTTACCAGTACCAGACTTAGGGTGTATTACGTTGATGATCGCCCCGTTCTGCTTTAAGAACTTAAGTAGAGGCGAACCAAACGCAGTCAGCGCAGCAAAGGCATGAAGCTCTAGCCCCGGTCTGCCGTACAGGTCGAATACTTCCTTCCACTTCTCTAGTGTCCCTGCGGGTTGTAACTGAGCCGCTATATCCGACGTAGTTGACGAAGGGGGACTGTGGAATATGCCATCACGGGTTATCTCACGATCTCCTATAATGAACTTGCTGTCATCATCTGCCCATCCAAATTGTAATCTCATAAGTTCTGCCTTCCTTTTAAATTGTAGTTCTCTGATTGATAGTAGGATGAACTCGGTCAGGTGACCAAACTGCTTCATGTTAGGTACAACGCCAAAGCTAGATAGCACCTTACGAAGTTCATTCTTGTCTGTAACTGCGGTATTAGGTATTACAAACTGCTTAACCCCATCTCGAGGTAGGTGCAGCTTCATTACTACTACGTCCCCTAAGACGGGATCACGCATACGCTTTAATACATACAGGTCATGCTCATACACCCGTATTGGTTCTACTTCTTCATCAGCAGGTGCTAAGTAGACGCCGCCTGACTTACCCCTAAAGAAAGGACTGGGGTACTTAGGAATCTTGTGGACTTCCGCTTCTTCTGTTTCATCTTCGGAGTCTACGACTACTATGTTATCTGCTTCTGTAGCCTCGACTATCTCTTTGCCTAGCTGTATAGGAGTCTTGATCTTCCCCTTATGTGGGCAACCTTCACACCCACCGGGGTTAGACTTATCAAACTCCGCACAACTATGAGGCCCACCTATGTGCGCTATCTTTTGCTCAGTAGTAATCGGGTCGTAGTCTTGATGCCCTTGTGATAACTTATGAATCGCTTTGTCTTTATCTACACAAAACTTAGCTATGGATAACGCATCAAACCATCGTGGCTCTGATAACGATTCCCTGTTCTCGTAGCAATCAAGTAACTGTGCACACCCCGTACCACTAGCACTGCGGATCATAATCTTGCTGAACTTAGATATGGTGCTGTCCATCATGGACTTAGCCAGTTCGGTTAGTTCGCGCTTAGGGGGTACTTCAGACCTCTCTTGTACTCCGAGTAAGTTCTTTAGCGTTTCAAATTCTATCGGCGGAGCATAGCCAATTACGTCTACTCTCTCAGGCGGTTCATCTTTAAAGTTATAGGTTCCGGGGATTCTAAGCACACGGGCTACTTCAAATACTTTCCCGTCTATGTGGAAGTTATGGATTACGCAAAGTGTTCTTAGTCGTTCTGCTACGGGCTCCCACTCCTCTCTTGTTACGGATTCAGTAAGGGGCCAGTACACATGTATACCCCGTCCCGAATTAACAATCAGTGGCTTTGGTAACCCTATTATCTTGCAGAAACGCTTTAGTTCATTAAGCCCTGTAGTCTGGTCTATGTAACCATCCGGCCTACCAGTTTTGGAGTTGATCTCAGCCTTACTCTCCCCGCAATCAATATCCAACCAAAACGCTTTTAGTGCTTTGACGTTCTCCTTGAACCTATTTTTATTAGTCTCAAACTTAGCTACGCCGAAGTACACGTTACGTTTCTGGGCTACAAACTTTGCTACTACTGCATCCACTTCCTCCCTTGTCTCTACAAGCTCTTGCCTGACATTGTCCTTACCCTTTATACCAAGCACTGCAAACCATCCATCGGATGGCTGGACAATACTCAGAAGGTCATTATCTGTCATAGTCAAAAAAAGAGGGAGTTACCCCCTTATGCTCTCTTGTGGGCTGTGAAAACTACTTATTGGTTGAGGCTATGAAATCTTTGATCGTAGAAACCATGAAGTTTAGCGGATCAGAAGCCCCGATAAACCAGTTGTAAATGGTCTGCCGACTAACCCCTAAGCTAGTAGCTACTATAGCCACCGGGATGTTCCGCTTGATGCACGCCTTACCTAGACGCACACCAAGACGGGACTTATCGGCTTTGCTATTTTGTTGGATAATCCTAGCACTGTAGCCGGTACTCATAGTTATTAGTCCTTGCTCCAATCATCAACTACATCTGCTAGTGACTGCTTAGTTTGCGGTGGTAGTTCTACCTTCTTAGCCGGACGCTTGATAGGCTCTTCGATTACTTCAGCATCTTCTTCGTCGGGCTCATCAGAACGGGCTATCTTAGGCTTTTGCTCTATTGCAATCGGCTGCTTAGTTACCTTGTCAGCTTGAGCAACAGTGATCTTAGTATACATCTGGGTCTCAGGTCTAGCTTGAGCTGCTTTAACCAATGCATATTCTTCGTCGGTTATACCCCGTAGTGGCGTAAATGCAAGCTCCATAGAGTCTGCGTTCAAGTCATAGCTTATGTTGGTAACCACATTGTCAGGTGATTCGCCGTTAGCAAGCAGGAACTTGATGTAGCTCTCGAAAGGATGCACGTTGCCTGTACCCTTACCGAAGATAGACTTAGCAGGGATGTTGAACTGATACACATCGCCCGGGGCATCGTTCTCAACTAGCACAGAGATACGGCGTTGGAACCTGCAAGCCCTGCTCTTCTCGCTTTCGCCAGAACCAGCTATGTTCATTGGGCAGTCAGCGCAGTTGGTATGCTGTTTGTCTGATGCAGCTTCTTCGGGCTTATCACCTAAGTTAGACCAGCAGTTAGGCAGGGTAGCTTCTTTAGCAGGATCAAATTTCTCTTTGTAGAATATACGGGATACCTTTGGCAGTGCGTACACGATGATTACGTTGATCTCACCACGTAGGGCATCACCGATTTGCTTGCCGTTTACTAGGCGCTTGAACGTACCATTAACATTGGTTTGTATACGGCGTGAAGTACTGGCGTTAGTGGCTGATTCAAATGTCTTAGCAAAATCGCTAAGCTCTCTCTTGGTAGAAACAACAGCACCATCTTGTTTGAAAATAGCTAGGTTACTCATTTACTGCTCCTTATATTTTATTAGGCTTACGAACTTGTACGGTGTAACTACGGTCTGCTTGCATACCCATAGGGAACGCTTCGGGATTAGCTTCTAGGAACTCCTTCATATTCGTCCCGTGGATTCTTTGCTCCAGTAAGAAAGGTGCATCATGTTCTGATATGAACCGATACATCGAATCCCAATCACTCGTCCAATACCGTGTAGAAATCCTACGAGAGACTGTTCCTACTGGCGTTCTGATACTGTCTAGGTTCTGCTCTTTGCATAAGTTCAAGAGGCTTTGCCCGACGATACCAAACTGCTCTTTCAGTGATGCTAACTCTTCTTTATGCTGCGTTTCCTTTTCATCTATAGCATTACGAATCTTTAGGTACACCTTTACTAGCTTGTTAATATCTACTTCGCTATCTAACATTTTAATCTCCTTCTCGTTTTATACCGTAGTAACTATATCACAACCTTTGACAAAGTCAAACACTTTCTGATATTTCTTGGCGGTATAAATCTATTATCTTCGTATGATTTGTTATGTTGCCTTGCAGCATTTTATACAACCTGTTCTCTACTTCACTACCTCGTATATGCACAATAGTCATGGCGTTCTTCTGCCCCGGACGGTTGATTCGCGCATTGGCTTGTAAATAAGTCTCTACGCTAGTTACGGGCGCATACCAGATAATAGTACTAGCCGCAGTTAGTGTAAGACCGTGTGATGCAGCTTGAGGTTGTATGATTAGCACATGTGGATCAGGTAACTCTTGGAACTGCTTAATCACCTCACTGCGCTTGTTAACTGAAACCTGCCCGTTGATAACCCCGCACGATATTTTGTTCTTCTCAAGAAACTCTCTGAACAACTCTATAGTATGGGTGAACGGAACAAACACCAGCACCTTATGCGATGATTCTTCAATCACCTCTAGGATTACCTGTAGCCTATTAGATACATCAAACTCTATGACTTCTTTATTATCCGAATAGACAGCACCACCAGATATTTGTAGCAGCTTGTTGAGGTTAACAGCGGCGTTAACTGAAGTGACTGATTCGCCATCCGCAGTTAGAGTCATCTGCCTCTTAAGCATGTTGTAGTACTTCTGCTGTTGCGCTGTTAGTGGCGCTTCACGGTCAACAAAGGTTACCTCGGGTAGATCGAGACACTGATCCTTCTCAAACCGAATGGCTGGCTGTAGCACCTTGTGCACTACCTCCTGTGCCTGTGGCTTAGGAATCCAGCGATACTGCGAGGCTTTGTACATCACCTGATCTCGGAACTGACCGTAGTACTTAGGGCATCCTTCGGGGTTAATCAGCTTTGCTATACCGTAAGCATCCAGAGGAGACTGCGCCGCTGGCGTACCTGTTAGCATCCACACCCACTTAGCACTAGCGCATACATCCCTTAGCACCTTCCACCTATTAGTTTGCATGTTCTTATAGGCGTTGCACTCATCGACTACAACCAGATCAAACGTGCCGTCATCTATGACTTCGTCTTTAACAACAGCTAGGCCATCGAAGTTGATTACTACAAACTCAGCACCAGCAGCGATGATCTTAGCGCGTGTCTTAGAGTCCCCATAAGCAACAGAGCAACTACGGTGCATAGCAAACTTGAACATGTCCACTTGCCAAGCCGACTTCATAATAGACAGGGGGCATAGCACCAGCACACGGCGTATCTCCCCTATGTTTATGAGGTAGTCAGCAGACCAGATAACAGATGCGGTCTTACCCGTACCCTGCTCATTGAAACAAAACGCCTTCTTGTGTAAGGTTAAGAACGAAGATGTTTCCTTCTGGTGAGCAAATGGAGTAAGCCTACCTGTCCACTTGTAGTCACGCTTGATCGTTGAAGGTACGTCCTTAATACGAAGTTTAGCGAGGGCTTGTGCTTCCTCTAGCCCCCAGTGTATTGCCACCTCGTATACATCTTCTTCCTGACTTACTACCTTACTCTTCTTGATACTTTCTGTTATTAGATGGGGTCGTTTTGTCCGAACCAGTAATATTTTATCGTCTATTATTTTCATTTAACTGAGCGATCTGCTTTCCTTTTAAAAGATCTGTTGGCACTGGCGGTTTTTACGCTCAGGTTGGAACTATCATTT